TGAATTATTGGTTTTTCAGTCATTCTTTTTGGTTTAATTTCTATTAATATACACTTTTCTTTATTTTTATCATCTCTAGTTTTAACCCAAAAATCTACAAAGTAACGATGAATTTTTTGATCTATAGGAGAGCGATAAGGAACTATTACCTCCTCAGAAGACCAAAAAACAACAGATTCATTAAGATCACAATACAACATAAATCGCCTCTCCCATAGTGATCTATAAATGCATTTTGTAGGATCCCCTTTGTATTTTTGAGGATTTTGAGGCTTATAAAACCCCTTATATGTTTTAAAGGTTGCTATTTTAAAGTCCTCCTACCTTATTATTTATGTTATTTTTTTATAATAAATACCTTATGACATTGAAAGCCAAGAATAACGAAAGGTTCAAATATGTTGATCGGAGCCAAGTCCAATGAGTATTGATGACTGGAATATACAGTTTAGAGATGCTAATACAGATAACCTGTATAAACAGGTGGAAGATACCGATCCTGATCATTTTTACAAGAACGGTCAAGATTTTGATATAAAATTGGACGATTATGATCTATTGACAGAAAATCAAGACATTTTTTATAATGAAGCAACAAACACATGGACTGTAGTTCCATCTCCCAATAGAGCAAAATCAAACGAAATATTAAGACAGTTAGCGCACGAAAAACAAAAGAAAATAGAAACAGACGCAGTTGATCAAGCAAAACAATTACAACAGCAAGATTCTGTTTTTTTTAATGACAAAACCATAAGCACATCTGGAGACGATAAAGAAATAATATACTCTTATCCATATGATCTTGGATTAACACCCGAATTAAGAAATTGGATATCTTTTGAAATATTTGTTTCTGGTGGTAATAATCTTAAAACAAATACAGATTCTAAATCAGATGCAAATCCTAGAATTTTTGGTGTTGATATAAAAAACCTATCACAAATTCCAGGAGTTAATCCAGAAAAAGTAGCAAATATAATAAACAGTCCAGCAGGAACAGCCGCAACTTTAGGAACACTGGGTGTCGGAACAGGTTCATTAGCAGTTAGTGGAATAGGTTCACAAGTTGCTAAAGATCTTTGGAACAACTTTAGTTACGAGGGAAGCGATAAAACAAGTGCTGGAGAATTTGGATTTGTTCAACAAACTACAGGTATGACAACTGCTAATGTTAGAGTTCCCAGAACAATATGTCTTTACATGCCAAGTAATTTAAAAACCTCTTACGGCGTTGAATATAGCGAAGAGGACTTTACGAAACTTGGAGTTTTAACTAGTGCAATGAAAATAACAGCACAAACTTTAGCAAACATTTTAAAGGGTCGTGGTTCAAACGACGAAAATCTTGCCGCTGAAATAAGAGCAACAATGCAATATCTTGGTACGGAAGCATTGAAATCTAGTGGTGATTATTTTTCACAAATGATGGAAAACATATCAAAGGGTCTTGGTGGTGATTATAACTTGGCTAATTATTATAGAGCAGTTCAAAGAAGGGTTACAAATCCCTTTATAATCAATATGTACAAATCTACCAAAAGAAGAACATTCGAATTTTCTTTTAAATTTTTACCAAGAAGTCCCAAAGAAGTTGAATCTGTATATCAGATAATAAATCTTTTTAAGAGATATTCTCTGCCCAAAAGAATAGGTGGATTAAATGGAAAATTTGTTGAATTTCCTGCTGAATTCCGAATTAGATTTAATCACGATGGTTTAGAGAATCTTTATTTACCTAGAATAGGTCGTTGTGCACTAACTGATATAAATGTTGTTTATGGTGATGAAGTATTTTCTACATTTGCTCCAACAATAGCACAAACTGAACGGGGTGAAAAGGTTGGTGGAGCACCTCCAACAAAAATAGAAATGACTTTATCGTTTAATGAACTAGAAATTCTAACAGCAGATAGAATAGAACAAGGATTCTAAAATGAGTTATTTTTCCTTTTTTCCTGTTACCTCTGTTGTTTTAGACGGAGAAAAATTAGAGATTAAACAAGTAAAAAATATACTTGTTAGAGCAAAATTTTCTAACTATTTAAAAGAAAAAGAAGGGTTATATTCTCCTTATAGAATAAAAGAAAACGACAGACCAGATACATTAGCCCATAGGTTTTATGGCAAATCAGATTTGCATTGGTTGATATTATTATTCAATGAAATAATAGATCCGTATTTCGATTGGCCTCTAAACGATAGAGCACTTAATAATTACATACAACAAAAATATTCTGGAACTGCTGTTTATGTTGAAGATTTATTTTACTATGCTTCTGGAAATAAAAAAACTCAAGAAATATCAAAAACTGAACCTATAATAAATGGTAACACTCAAGCACAAATAACAACACAAACTGGTGTTGAACCACTTTTAATAACATCGTATGATCCTACTTTAAGTAAAATGGTTGTTTACGGAAAAGTTGGTAGTTACGGAGTTCCAAACTCTAGTTTTAATAAAATGATAATCACGAATTCAAACGGAATACAGATAGAAGCGAAAATTAGATACATTGAAAAAAACGAAACTGCAATACATCATTTCGAAACAACAACAGGAGAGTGGTTAAACCCAAGAGGAATTCCATTTGAAGATATCGTAGAATCAAGAATAAGAATTTATACATCAGGATCAGAAAGATCACTAAATTTGTTGGGAGAAATAAACAATACTGATTACGAAATAAGGCTTAATGAAAAGAAAAGAGTGATAAATCTGATAAAGCCAGAATATGTTAATCTTGTTTTAGAACAATTTTCAAATTTGATGAAGCCAAGAAGAAAAACACAATTATAATTTATGATTTTAAATTCATCATTAGATCCTAAACCCATAGAGGGAGCACCATTAAACAAGATAGCCAATCTTGGCGATATTGTTATAAAAGATGTAATTTTAACAACAAGATCTGGGTTTTCTGTTAGTTTGCTAAAAATGGTTAGTTCAATAGAAATTTATGAAGACATGTATTTTAATAGTCTTTCGGGTTCTTTAGTTTTTATTGATTCTCTTGCTTTAGTCACACACGCTCCAATAATTGGAGATGAAAAACTATCAATATGTTTTTACACTCCAGGACAAGAAGATCAGGCGCATAAAGAAATAACTCTAATGATGCGAGTTTATAAGTGCACAAGAAATACCATAGGAAACACAGATAAAAATGCGTTTGTTACTTTGTCATTTATATCTCCTGAATTTTTCTTAAACACCCAAGTTAAATTTTCGGGATCATTCAGAGACATGCCATATTCTGATATGGCAAAAAAAATATTTGAAGAACAAATAGTAAAAAATGTTCAAAAAGATCCAATGTTTTTTAGTGGTCCAGCATTTTACAATGCTCCTCAAGAAACATATTCTCCTTCATTTTATGATTACAAAACCGAAGGTAACAAAACTGTAGTTTTTCCTTATTGGTCTCCGTTTTACGCTATAAATTGGTTGGCTAATAGATCACACTCTATAGTAGAAAATAAAATTGCATCAGATTATTTGTTTTTTCAACAATTAAATGGTATATACAATTTTGTTCCGCTATCTTATTTTAAAAGTAAACCTGTTGTAGCGAGTTATATAAGAACTCCAAGCGATAAAACAAAAGAACTTCTTCAATACAGAAATATAGAAGAATTAGTAATATTGAGTCATGGCGATAAAATGAGAGATGTAACATCAGGTGTATATTCATCATCATATAAAACCTTAGACATTACAAAAAAAACCATAGAATTTGGTTTGTTTAATTACTTTGATTCTTTTTATAGAACAATACATACCGAAGATTCTCCTAGAATAGTTTCTAGTGATTTAAATAAAAGCGGAGTTTCAAATCCAATAATAACAGCAGAGTCTTATTCTTTTGGAGGTACTCCAAATAAAAGTAATCCTTATTCAGATAGAATAGCATCTTATATAAAGATACTACCAAAAAAATCCAATAAGTTTGGAGACAGTAAAAATTATCAACACGAATCCATGATTGATAATGATCAGTACGAAAATTATATTTTGTTGAGACAAAGTATGATGAATCAAATTGGAACAACTATGGTTCAAATAAAAGTTTTAGGTGACTCTAGAAGAAGAGTCGGAGACATGGTTGAGTTGTTAATACCTTCTATGGAAGATCCTTCAGGTATTGAAAAGGATTTTGAATATGATAGATATTTGAGTGGTAATTATATGGTAACAAAAATAAATCACTCGTTTACACATAATAACTACGAACTGATTATAACTTTAGTCAAAGATTCTTATGCACAACCGTTAAGCAATGTTAAACAAGACGGAGAAACGGTAACTCTTTCTGATAACAGTAAATCTATTAGTGCAGTAACACCAAAATATACTAATCCAATGGTATAAAACTAGGTAAATAAAATGTCAGAAACCAATACAACAATTCACGATCAAATGGGTAAAAACGGATTCTTTTGGTTTCACGGTGTCATTGAAGATAATAAAGATCCATTAAAAATAGGAAGAGTTAGAGTTCGCTGTTTTGAATATCACACTCAAAATAAAGAAGAATTACCAACAGAAGATCTTCCGTGGGCTACAGTATTAATGCCTGTTACAAGTTCTTCTGTCAGTGGTAAAGGAATTTCGCCATCAGGACTATTGCAGGGGTCTTGGGTTATAGGATTTTTTAGAGACGGTAGCAATTTTCAAGATCCAATAGTTTTGGGTTCTTTTCATGGAATTCCAGGATATGCCGCTTCTCCATCTTTAGGGTTTAATGATCCAGATGGAAATTGGCCCAACAAAGATCATTTAAATGAACCTGACACTAATAGACTTTCTAGGAATGAATCAACAGAAAAAACCATAGTAGAAAAAAAGAAAAAAGAAAAAATAGTGGGTGTAAAAACTGCGTTACAACCGTGGTTAAAATGGAATGAAAAAGAAACTTCTTATGCTGCTGAATATCCAAAAAATCATGTTATAGAAACAGAATCGGGTCACATAATAGAATTGGATGACACTCCCGAAAAGGAAAGAATAGGTGTATATCACAAAGCGGGAACATGGCTAGAAATACATCCAGACGGATCTAAGGTAGAAAAAGTTGTTGGAGAAGATAACGAAATAGTTCTGTCAGATAAAAAATTACTAGTTAAAGGTAATTGTTATTTAAATATGGACGGTGCTGTAACCACGCTAAAAACTGCTAAAGATTTTTATATTGAGATTGGTGGGGATGTTTTAGTTCACACCAAAGGAAATGTGGTTATGGAAACTGATAAAAATTTTGAACACCGTGTTCATGGTACTTATACTGTAGCAAGCGATGGTGGAATGCTTTTTGTAGCACCAAGAATAGATTTTAATCCAGAAGGAGTTCAGCCAGGTCTTGCTTCTAGTCCTAATATGAGTTTAGGGCAAGCGTCTCCTTTATTAAAATCTACAGCAATACCTCCAGATGTTATAAGTAAACTTCAAGACAAAAATTCTAATTTGTTCTTAAATACAGACTACTTAAAAAATTTGAATGATCAAGGAGATATGTGGAAATCCGGAGGATCAAGTGCGTTGCAAACTGCAACGACCTCAACAAACACCCCAATTAAATCTTGGGGCGATAATCAACAACAACTTGAAAATGTTGCAAATGGATATAACAATACAGCAACAATACCATCTAATCTTTCTGCTGAAACAATAGTAAGTGATGTTGATTCTTCTTCTCTTTATTCCGAAAAAGAAATACTTAATAAAAATAGAACACAAACTATAACAGATATAGGAACTCAGGAGCAAGTAATACAATCATCTCAGATAGAAAAAACTCAAGTTGATTCTGTTATTGCTGAAAGAGCATCTCAACAAACTCAATTGCAACAAGTTGTTGGTGAAAATAATGTTAATTTGATTACAACAAATCAAACAACAATTTCTCAGTCTTCAGTTTCTACACAACTTACAACTACAAGTATACCAGAATCTACAAATATTGTTGAACCTCTAAGTCAAAATATTGGTGGAGTTTTAAATTCTATAGGAAATGAAATTTCTTCTATACCAACTGCTTTGAGTAATACTTTACAAAAACTATCACCTGGTTTAGATTTATCAAATATTGTCACAATAGGAGCAGGAATAGGTTTGGCTGGTGTTGCTGGGCCCGCTGGTGTTGTTGTTGGGGGTGCTGTTGGAGGGGCTTTAGCATTATTAAATCCGGCTGCTGCGGTTCAAGCAGTAAATACTGCGGCAAATGTTGCCGTAACTACAGTTCCATCTCCATCTTCATTCCTATCTAGCGGCCCACAAGATATAACAAATCTTAGCGCAGTTCCACTTCCTCCTGTTGGTGGTGGTCTAAGCGGATCTGTTTTAAATACGAACTTAATTGATATTGGGGGTCCTGGAATACCAACTCAAAGTTTGTATGCAGTCCCTCAAGGAACAGCAACTTTAATATCTGCTTATCCAGGCAGAGAGACAAATGATAGCGCGATAAGAGGAATACCCGCAATACCAATAGTTGCGTTTGAATCTGAATTCCCAACAATAAAAGAAGACATAACAGAAATAGACGGTGGAGAATTCTAATGCCTAGATTTTCATCAGGAACAAGATATTCTTCAGGAGGATACAGCAGAGTTTGTGTTATTCCTGCCGAGTGCCACATTTCAGATGGTTCTTCAGTTTATGGTAATACAGGCCCAAAGGATTGGGGAGTTTGGCAAGGCAGATATAGTCACTATGGTATGAGACCACCTGAATTTTATTACCCAAATGGTCCCTATAATGTCGAGGGAACACAAATAACAACAGTAACGGGTTGTCATGCAGTTGGTTTAAACACATTTAACTGTTATAGTGTTTCTCCTGGTTCTGGTGAACCTCATACAAGACCTGTTACAACAAGTGTAAACGAACCAGAAACAAGATGTCTTATAGTTTTTGGTGGTAGTAGAGGAATAACAGAAAAAAATACCACTATACTTAATTCAAATATTGGATCCTTTAGAGAGGGGCAAAAGATAGCAAAAGGATCTCAAAGAATAACATTTTATGCTTATCCGTCACCACCCCCACCGACATTTTATGCAGGAGGAGTGTATGCTTCCGCGTTTGGGGTTGTTTACGGCTGTAATGATTGCTGTGATATTAAATACATGGTTGTGTCTGGTGAATTTCCACCAAATTTAACCTTAGACATGGAAACGGGAGAGGCATACGGTTTTATATCTGAAATGGATTTACCTGATAATCCAGGAGATCCTACATCCAAAGATTATTTTATGGAAAGATGGAGATTGCCCCCCGATTTCAGGATAAATGAAAAAAATTATGCTACGGTAGGTTCTGCTTCGTCTTTTAGAAACGGAAGAGGAGCAGAAAATATTGCAAAATTTGTAATAAGAGCGTTTAACGCTAGAGATCCAAGAGTGTTTACAGACAAAGAATTTAGCATAAGTATATCAAACAACTGGTCTTCTGACCGCGACAGATTGATAATAAATATTAATAATCAATTTTATGTGGACGGAAACCCAACAAGTAATAAAGAATATTTAAATAAAATGAAAGAAAGAGGATTTTTCGATTAATGCCAGGAGTAAGCACACAAGGGGATATATGTAGCGGTCATGAGTGTTATCCGCCTCGTCAGGTTATCGCTTGGTCTAGTAATGTTTTTGTAAATAGCAAAGGATGTCACAGACAATTTGATGGATTGGGGCCTCATTGTGATCTGTGTGATAAACATCACCCATGCCACATTTCAATGAGTATACAAGGGTCTTCACAGGTTTATGTTAACAGCAGGCAACTTATGAGAGTTGGAGATCCCGTTGCCTGCGGTTCATCCATAGCAACAGGAAGTAGTAATGTTCACTGTGGAGGGTAAAATGACACAATTAATAGCATCAAACATACAATATTGGCTAGATTTAGGAACCGCAATAGTGGGAACTGTTGGCGGGTTAATTTTGGGGGTTTTGTATTTTACAAAGAAATATCAAGAAACAAAAGACAAAAAAGAACAAAACTCTTTAAATGTAAATTCAAAAGATAATTATAAGCACACAACAATACATGAACTTTTAACTTCCTTAAGATTTCAACTAAATGCTGATAGAATACAATTGGCTCAATTTCATAATGGAGGTAAATTTCTAGAAGGATCACCTATAAAAAGATTTAGTGTTACTCACGAATCTTGCAGACCTGGCATTTCTATGGAATCTGTTAATCTTCACAATATTTTGGTATCTCTGTTTTGGTGTTTAATAGGCTTACTTAAAGAAAATGATCCAAAAATTAGACTAACAAGATCTTTACAAGAAGATATTCCTCTTAAAACATACAATGAATCTAAAAATATAGAAGCATTTTGTGTTTTGCCTATCAAAAAAGAAGAAATGTTTTTAGGGTTTATAAAAGCAGAGTGGAATAATTTACACGACATACCGGATGATTATGAAAATTCTGAAAGGCTAATGGATAAGTATAGATCTTTTATAGAGTTGGAATTATTGAGGGGAACTTGAAATGAGAAGTGATATTAAATTAGAAAAATTTATTTTTGGTGATTTGGATTTAAACATCATTCCCCATCCAATAACAAGCGATGTTATAGTCAAGGTAAATGAAAATGCAATAAAAAGAGCCATAAGAAATTTACTTTTACTAAAAAAGTTTGAAAAACCATTTCATCCAGAAATAAGTTCTGGAATACAGGATTTACTGTTTGAAAATCCAAGTCCTGTAGTTTACTCGATTTTAAAAAGAAATATAGAAGAAACTATAAAAAATTATGAACCAAGAATAACAGGTCTTAACATTACATTTGAAAGTAGACCCGATACAAATTCTTTAAACATTAAGGTTACTTTTAGTATACTCAATAGACCTCAAACCTTTGACACAAACATTTTGTTGGAGAGAACTAGATGAATAAAAACAATCTAAAAATAGATGCTCTAGATTTTGATTCTATAAAAGATAATTTAAAAAACTATCTTAAAGATCAACCTTTATTTAAAGACTTTGATTTTGAAGGTGCTGGTATAAACATACTTTTAGATGTTTTAGCATACAATACACACTATCAAGCATTTTACGCAAACATGGTTGCTAATGAAGCATTTTTAGACTCTGCTGTTCTTAGAAATAGTGCCGTTTCTATCGCAAAACAATTAGGGTACACTCCAAGATCTATTAAAGCCTCTCAAGTATTTGTTGATGTTGAGTTTAACAATGGAAACAATTCGGATCCTGAATTGCTTTTAAATAGAGTTAAAAATGGCACAGCATTTATAAATCGTGGAGATGTTTTTAGAGGAAGGTTTACCGGAGGTTCATTTTTTGATTTTATAGCAGCAGAAGATTACAAACTAAAAGTCATAGATGGAATAATAAAAGCAACAGATGTTAAATTGATAGAGGGATCCCTCAAAACATATTCATTTGTAGTTAATAGTTTTGATCCATCACAAAGATTTATTCTTCCGAGTAACAATATTGATATTGATACTATAAAAGTTAGAGTTCAAAATTCAGTAAACGATACAACAGGCATTTTAGATATTTGGTCTAAAGCAACAGATATAAACTCTCTAAATTCAGGTTCATATGTTTATTTCTTACAAGAATCAGAAGATGGAAGATACGAAATATACTTTGGTGATGGTATTTTGGGAAGATCTTTGCAAAATGGAAATGTAGTTAATGTAGAGTATATTTTAACAAGTGGAAATTTGGCTAATAACTGTAAAACATTTGTTTATAATACAGGACAAGTTTCTGCATTTGCTTCTCCAAGAACTACAGGAAGAGCAACAGCAGTTACGACAATTTTAGATGGTGAAGGTAAAGCCACAAGTTCTTTTGGGGGGACTCAAGCAGAATCATTAGACTCTATTAAATATTATGCTCCAAGAAATTATCAAGCAAGAGAAAGAGCAGTAACAACAGAAGATTATAAAACCATACTTGTTTCGGAATTTAATGACACAATAGATTCTTTTTTTGTATGGGGTGGTGAAGAAAATGATCCTCCTTCTTATGGTAAAGTTTTCATATCAATTAAACCTAAAAATGGTAAAAAAATAAGTTTAATAGAAAAATTAGCAATAGAAAAAACCGTTTTGGGTAAAAGAAATTTAGTAACCATAACTCCAGAAATTGTGGATCCAGATTACATTTATCTTGAAATAAACACAAACACAACATACGATCAAGCAAAAACTAATTTAAGCATAGATGGTTTGAGAGAAATCATAACAAATAGAGTAAATGAGTATGAAACTTTTTATCTGTTTAAATTTGGAAAAGATTTTAGGGCTTCAAAATTTATATCAGCGATAGATTCTGTAAATGCATCAACAACAGGTACTACACTCAATTTAAAACTGCAAAAAAGAATTGAACCCTTTTTGGCTAAACCATCACCTTACACGATAAAATTCTTCAATCAATTACTACACCCTATTGATGGGTATACGCCAATAGTTTCTTCTACTTCTTTTGGTTATCAGGATAAAACAAATCCTGCTGTAGTTAAACCTATAGTTGACGCTTTCTTGGATGATGACGGTTATGGAAATATAAGAATCTATAAAATTGACGGGCAATCTAAAATTTATCTAGAAACAAAAGTAGGAAAAATAGATTACATAAAAGGAATAATAACTTTAAATAATTTCAAACCAGAGTATATAAAACCCAAAACAGAATCTGAGATAAAAATAACAGTGATTCCGCAAAAACAAGATGTTAAAGCAATAAGAAATCAAATAATTAATATAGACTACCAAAATTCAAATTTTTCTATTGAACCTGATACTACATATGCACCCGACGCAGAATCTGGAACTACATTTCCCTTTTAAGTAAAAAATGTCAAACGATAAAAATAAACCAATAACTCCATTTGTATCTGGACAACTTCCAGAATTTGTTAGGATTGATCATCCTACTTTAGTTGCATTTTTATCTTCTTATTATGAGTGGTTAGATAGTGATGAGTCGGGGTTTAGATCTGCTAAAAAATTAGCAAACGCTACAGATGTTGATAATACTTTAGAAGAATTTGTTCAAAGATTCAAAAATGAATATCTTTTAGATTTTCCTGAAAAATTAGCGATATCCGAAAGAACAAAAAAGCCAGTAGATGCTATGAAGTTACTAAAAAATATAAAAGGATTTTATAACGCTAAAGGAACAGAAAAAACATATGATTTTCTGTTTAGAATTCTTTTTGATACAGGAGTAGAATTTTACTATCCTAAAAATGATATATTAAAACTTTCTGACGGTAAATGGATTCTTTCTAGATCCTTAAAGATAACAAATAATTTAGGCAACATTATTTTTGATTCGGTTGGTAAAACAATATATCAAAAAGATCAAGAAGGGAATATTATAGCAAGTGCTAGAGTTTTAGACGCTAGTGTTTATAGAATAGGAACTAATGATGTAGCAGAATTATTTTTGGGTAATATAAATGGAGAATTTGTTTCTGGTTATAATGGAATAGAGTTTGAAGATTTAAAAGGTATTATCAGAAAAGAAAATAGAGTTTTTTCCGTTTTGGGAAAAATACAAATAAGCAATGGTGGATCAGGGTATAGAGTTGGTGATAAAGTAATAATAACTCCTGCCGAAAATGACACAGGACTAAAAGCATCTGCTCGTGTTTCTGAAGTCGATATAAGTGGAAGAGTCAGAAAAATAGTTATTAATAATTTTGGAATAAACTATAAAACTCCACCAAGCGTCACAATAGAATCTGAGTTTGGAAAAAATTTTTCTGCTACAACAACAATCAGCGGCATATCTGAATATCAGGGGTATTACGCCAACAATGACGGTAGACTAAGCACAAGCAAAGTTATACAAGACAATCATTATTATCAAAATTATTCTTATCTGATATTAACAGAAATAACAATAGACAGATATAGAGATATACTAAAACGACTCTTAAATCCAGCAGGACTAGCGTTTTTTGGTAAAGTGCAACTCAAAAAGTGTTCTGTTGCTTCTTTAGAAAATAGTTCTTCTTTGATTAGTTACGAAATTCCTATTATTGGGAATTATGCCCCATATACACTTTTAACTTATGATGATTTGGCTCCGTGGTTTACCAATACAAACACTGGTTTAATAGCAGGGTATGATCCTGTAGTTCATGATTCTTTGTTGATTGGATCTTTAGATTTAAACGGAGATGGCATTTTCGGTTCTGGGGATATCCCAAAAATGAATGAACTGGGAATAGATCCGTATAAGGCACACAAACTTCTTGGTAATCCTGTTACTTACGAAAGAAATTTTATAAATCCAATAAGTGCATTAACCACAACTTCTTTTGAAAATTCAATTCCTTTTTGGATTGTGTATCAGCATCCAAACAGAAAAGTTAGAGAATCTGTTGTTGCAAGAATTCCCTATGATCTAAAAAATGATTTTTTAAATGACATAGGTGGGTTTAGGCTTATGGCTACAGCAGATTATATAAATCTACCATCAAATTTTACAGGGCACAATAGTGGAGCAACAGGATATTGGCCTGAATGGTCTGAGGGTTCAACCTCCACACGAGAAAATTGGGCAACAGGATTTACTTCAGGCGAAAGATATGTTGTTTTAAATTATAATCCTACAACTCATGTAACTAGAAACATTGGGGGGCAAACTACAACTGGCGAAGAAATACAATATTCAGAATTTAGAAAAATGACTATAAATTCATTTTTAAAAATTCCTGTTGGTGTTGAATTTGACTGTAGGCAAGAAGAAAAATTAGCCCCGCAAGTTCCACAATTTATAGTCACCAAAGTTAATTCTACCAATGTTAATTCTCCGTCTTGGAGTTTAGATCCTCAATATTTTGTTACAGGATTAACCGGTATTAGTCGAGGAATGCAAATTACAATAGAAGATGTAAAGTCCTCTTCTGGTGTATCTACTATTTTGAACACTGGATATTATGGAGCCGTTTCAACTTGGTGTGATCTGTATATTTCTAATCTTTCGGGAGAAGAATATAAAATGGCATCAATAGGGCCAATTTCCTTGTCTACTAGAATAATAAACATAAACTATCCGTTTATAAATCCAGAATATCCTCAAAGCGAACCTGGTGTTGTTAATCTGGGTGTTGGAGTTTTGGGTATACCATTTAAATACAACGGAACTAACATAACCAATAACAACTGTTTTTATAAAGTTAAAATTTATTTAATAAACTCTCAAAACAAAGTTATAACCGGTAGCGAAACAATTAAAACCTTTAATTATGTCATACCTACTTTAACCTCTTAAAATTTATTATAGATAATAACATATGGCATCTTGTTCACCAATTAGACAAAATTACAAAAGGCACATGTCAGAAATTTTACTTTCTGATATGAGTATATTTTCTCAAAATAATTACTTTTTAACTTTAGGGAGGGTTTCTCCGTGGCCCTCTGAGTCTTCAGCAACAGGCTCTAATCCTATAACTATACCCGAATCTTTAGATACAGACACAACAGAAACTCAATTTTGGAGAGACATGGTTGCCGCTAAACGAATAACTCAAGAAAATATTTCTTTGGTTATTCCAAGATATGATTGGAAATTAGGTTCAGTTTATGAACCTTATAATAGTTCAAATGATCTTTTTAGCGATATATCTCCAGCAAAGTTTTATGTTTTGGTTGATGAAACAAGAGTTTATAAATGCATAGACAATTATTATAATTCTCAATCTAAAGTTGCTCCAACACACACAGATTCCGAAATTAGAAAACTTTCTGACGGGTATAGGTGGAAGTTTATGTACTCTATACCAGAAAGCAAAAGAAAATTTTTAACAAAAACTTTATATGATGAAAGTGTTGGAGCAACAACAACACAAAGAATAATAACACAAGGATACATGCCTGTTGAATATGTTGAATATTTAAGAATAACAGACGAAGAAAGATCTTTACAGTGGAATGTTCAAGAAACTGCTGTTCCTGGTGAAATTTCTTTTATAGAACTTAAAGAAAAGTATAGACCATACTTAACAATAATAAATTGTGTAAAACCAGATAATTCAAATTCTGTTCAAGAAGATTATGGAAATGGTTATACCGGCTCTGTAAGAATATACAGTCCATATCTGGTTGGTTCTAATAATTTTTATAATGATTTAATTTTTTCTGTTGATTCTGGTCAAGGAGAAGGACAAAGAAGAAAAATAAACACCTATAGTTATTCCGCTACAGGAAATTATGGAACAATAACTCTAAATTCTCCGCTAACAGTCGGTTTGTCAGCAAATGATAGTAAATTTTCAATAGTTCCAAACATAAAAATTTCTGGAGATGGAAGGGCTAAAGATACTTATCTAAACAATTTCTTAGGTGCTGATATAACAGTAAAATTTGGAGAAGGGTTAACATTATCCACCGATACATGTAATTTACAAAACATATACAATCAAAGTTATGTGGATTCTTTCGAATTAGTTGACAAAGGAACAAATTATACAACAGCAGACTTTTTATCTGTTAAAGGATTAACTTTTGTTTCAGGTTACATAGGAAACATAAACGATGTTGCAAATGTAATAGTATCTCCTCCTAAGGGGCACGGATACAATGCAACAAAAGAACTAGGAGCATCTGCCATAATGATAGTTATGGATTTTTCTCAAACAGAAAAAGACAAACTATCGGCAATAACAAAATATAGACAGTTTGGTATTGTAAAAAATCCTGAACTAGAAAACACACAATATAAAATTAGATTTGAACAGGCAGGAACAACAGGAAGTTTTATACTCAATCAATACTTAGAACAATCTGCCACAGGATCTAATGGAATTACAGGATTTGATTTGGCGAAAGGTAGAATAGTTTCTTGGTCTAAAGGAGTTTCTGGCTATTATGGAACTTCTGAAATAATAATTGATAGTGTTACTGGAGGAGAATTTTTCTGTGATGCTTTTGCATCATCTACTACAGGTGCTTTAAACAGTGGAGACTTTACTATAGTCGATGTATCTAAAAGAATGGTTGCAGGAACTGAAGGTAGCGAGGTTTTAAGATTAAAAGTTATTCCTGCACCAGGAGCATTAGGGGGTTCAGCAGGAACAGAATTTAGAATAGATGGTGGTGATTTTAGAACAGGATTATTTGTTAGTAGCATTGGTAATAAAACAAGTAATATATCAAATACTAGATTTACTGCTAAAATTAATCGTTGGGAACCAGCAGCAGGAGTTCAATCTCTAGGAACTTTATACTTAGAAGATTCTTCTAAAATACCAACAAGATTAGAAAGATTAATAGAATGTGATTATTTCTTATGCCCAACTTCAACTAGAGGAGCATCTGGAGCATCAGGAATTGCTACAATAATGGATATAGGAGAAACTACAAGAAATTCTCCTACTGTTTATGATCAAACAACATCAATATCTTTAAGAACAACAATAAGTAATCCATTTTCAAAACAAACTTTTGATTCAACAACTTTAGTTTCTGGTGTTACAGGTTCTACAACACAAGGAACAGGATATGTCGTAGAATGGAGTTCTGCCACTGGAGCAACACAAGGAACTCTTCGGTTATACGGAGTTGATGGTGTGTTTTCAGGAACAAGAATTGCTTTTACAGACTCTAATGGAATAAGTGCAAACGCTATTGTGACAGGAATCAGTCACGAAAAAGAACTGAAATATCGTTCAGGAGAACTGATATACATACAAAATGTTCAACCAATAACTAGAAATATAGAACAAAAAGAAGAAATTAAAGTTCTTTTCCAATTCTAAAGGATAACAAATGGCATACGATCCAACAAGATTTAATATAGATCCTTACTATGACGACTACGATGCAGACAAAAAATTTATTCGTATGTTATTTAAACCTGGATATGCAGTTCAGGCAAGAGAACTTACACAAATACAAAGCATAATTCACAATCAAATTCAAAGATTTGGAGACAATGTTTTTCAAGATGGATCTATAGTTTTGGGTGGAGAAGTTGTAGAAAACAAAGTAAAGTATGCCCGTATAACCGGTTTAACAGGAACTTTAGATGTAAAGGATTCTGTAGGTACAATTTTAACAACAAGTGGTTATGCAAATGCAAAAATAGTTCACGCTGAACCAGGTTTATCGGCAAGTATAGTAGATAATATTCCAATAGTTTTCTTTGAATACATTTCTGGTGGTCTAGAATTTGCTGAGAATGTAACTGTTGGTGGCACTGCTCCAAATGGTAGTAGTATATCAATGCAAATATCAGGAGTTACCTCTGGTTCTCTTACAGGATTTGCATTAGGAAATGCCACAGTAGTTAGTGTTGGTAATGGCGTTAGATATGTTGATGGATTTTTTGTAAGTAATGACAAACAAACAATAGGTGCGTATTCTTTAACAGGAATTGATGGTTCTCAAATAAGAGAATATCAATCGGCTAATAGCAGAATTGGGTTTAATGTTGATCGTTTGTTTATTACATCTGAAGAAGAAGAAACACTAAAAGATCCAGCATTCGGATTTTATAACTATGCCGCTCCCGGCGCGGATCGTTATAAAATTGATTTAAAAATAACTCAATATCCATTTACGCCATTAAATAGTTCTTCTACAGATAATTTTTCTAGAGAAAACTTTATAGAATTTATAAGAATAGTAAACGGAGATGTAGTAAAGAAAGAAAAATATCCAGAATATGTTGCAATAGTGGATACTTTAGCAAGAAGAACATATGACGAATCTGGTAATTATATTGTTGATCCATTCACAATAAACATAACCGATTCTGTTTACGGAGCAACAGGAGCAACATTAACTGCTGAGTTGGGCCCAGGAAAAGCATACATTTATGGTTATGAATTTGAAACTCAAGGAACAACAAAGTTAGATATACCAAAACCAAGAACAACTAGATCTTACGAAGATGCAAGACTCTCTACCGTTGTTGGGCCTTATGTTTTAGGAGAACTAAATCCTTATTCCAAATTTAGAGCAGAAGGGTTGTCCTCTTTTGATGTATCAACTTGTCCAACTGTAATTTTATCATCGGCAACAGGAACAAATTTTACAGAAATAGGAACAGCAAAACTAAGAGCAATTGAATATCGTGGTGGAATAACAGGAAGAAGATGGAGAATTGATCTTTTTGATATTTCAATGACAGGAAATAATATCTTCTCTAATGTTAGAAGTATATTTCCTCAAGGCATAACTGTTGGCGGGCCAACAGGGGAAGCAATAACAGGAGGTCAATTGTTCAGTGTTTACGCTCCAACAGGTGGGGCTGAATTATTAGATTATACCAATACATTATTATTCCCACACACAGCAGGATCTGGAACAAAAACAATAACAGATGTTGATTATCTTGTTAAGATGTCCAAAGTTGTTAAATTTGATGCAACAGGATCTTACACTCTATCAATATCTGATTTGAATTTGGGTGGAGACTCAAGTAAAGCATTTTTTGATTATCCAGCAGGAGTTTATTCGCCAAACAGTAATTTTACAATAATCAATATGTCCGGTCAGTCTATTGAAAACGCTTATGCAGAAGGAGACTCGGATTCTTATGGTCAATTGTTTATAACAAATGGTCCTCTTGGTGCTTCTGGCGTAGTTAATTTTGAAGTTTCGATGCAGGGGCAAAGTAATGCTTATCTGTACAGAACAAAAACTCTAACAGAAACAACAATGTCAGTTACTGGTGGAGCATCAAATATTTTCTATGAGGTTGGAACAACAGGAGTAGGTTCAATAGGAAAAGAATTCTTGTACTTGAACAAGTATGTTGATGTTGTAACTGTTTCTTCAATTACTGGAGTGTCTGGAGACATAACACAATATTTCACATTAGATACTGGTCAAAGAGATAATTACTATGATTGGTCTAAAATAGTTGTTGCTCCTGGTTACACATCAGGAAATATTCCTGGTAAATTAGAAGGAACTCTAACAGTTAATCTACAATATTTTGCAAGACCAACAACAGGAGTTTTATCTGCCCCATTTACCGTTGATTCTTATTCATTACCTTTAGAGCAAATACCAACATACACAAGTTCAGATACAGGCAAATCTATTAAACTTTCGGATGTTATAGACTTTAGACCTGATAAACTATCAAATGGGACTTTCTATCCAAATATTATACCATCGTCTAACAATATAAATTTTATAAATTTAGAGAGGTATATTCCAAGAACAGACAAAATAATTTTGACAAGAAACAAAGAATTTAAATTAGTTCAAGGTGTTCCTGATGTTAATGCACCAACGCCTAAAGATGAACCAAATAACATGACTTTGTACACATTATTCAATCCACCATACACCTATTCTAAAGATGATGTATCTGTTAGAGCACAAAACAATAAACGATACACTATGGAAGATATAGGAAATATTGAAAAACGACTAAGTGCCGTTGAATATTACACATCTTTAAGTTTGTTAGAACAAGAGGCTAAAGCAACTGTTATAGAAGATGATGATGGAATAGAAATTCCAAAGAAAGGAATTTTAGTAGATTCATTTAGGGGTCACAATATTTCAGATGTGAAAGACAAAATGTTTAATGCTGCAATAGATTATCAAAATAATATTCTAAGACCAGCATTTAGAACAAAAATTTATAGAATGGATGTGGATAGTCGATTCCCATCATCTTCTTATGTTCTTCCAGCACAACCAACTCCTGGAATAACTGCTGATAGAATTTATACAATTCAATATAACGAAGTTCCTGGTATCATTCAACCTCTCGCAACAACAAGCAGAAGATTAAATCCTTATGGAATTTTTGATTACTTAGGTAATTTAAAGTTGTATCCAGAATCAGATTTCTGGTTCTCTGACATTGCATCCCCATCCGTTAGAGTTAATATCTCAGGAGAAAATGATAACTGGTCATACTCAGTAAGAGGCAATGTTGGTGCTGAAGGAGGAAGTGGGCCTGGAAACTCATATGGGTTTGGAACTCAATGGAACGACTGGGAAGCCAATTGGTTTGGTAAGAGTAATTTAGATGAAACCAACCAACTCTTAACAAACAAAAATGTTGGTAACATGTCTATAGATTCAAGTTATGATAAATCTTCGTCTATATTGAATTTATCAGCACAAACACCAGAATCTATAACACAAACAAAAACTTCAAATACAATAAGCAAAGATTTAGATTATTATGCTAGAAACATTTATGTTTTGTTAAAAGCAGAAGGATTAAAACCATTTACTGATGTATATGCTTTTGTTGACGGCAATACAACACCATCAACAATATACGAAGTTGTTCAAGGAATAACAGCAGGAGCGTATAACATTGTAAATACTTTAAGTCAAATTACAGTACAATCAGACGGTTCCGTTGGAAATGTCGGAACTAAGTATGCAATTTTGCTAAATGAAACAGGAAATGTTAAAACGGGATCAAGATTAATAAGGCTTTGTGATAGTTCAACAAATGATTTATCACAAGTCACAACATCTGCTGAAAAATTATTCTATGCAGAAGGATCTTATGGAAGCCGAGATAGTGACATAATAAGCACACGAAAATCTTCTTCTTATAGAGAAAGTGTAAACTCACCAAATATAGAAACTGAAATATTTACCAAGAGAACAGGATCTTTGGCATCAACAAAGAGTAAAGTTAATCCTATGTCTCAATCCTTTATAGTTGATCCAACACTATATCCTTATGGTCTGTTTGTTAAGAGTATAAATGTTTGGTTTGCTACTAAAGATGATGTTAATGGAATACCAGTAACTCTCATGCTTAAGCCTATGTCAGATGGATATCCGCATCCTTCTAAAGTAATGCCACTAGGAACTTCAACACTTTACTCTGAAAATATAACAACAACAAATTATGCTACAGGAAATGGAACTAAATTTGAATTTACCTCTCCAATTTACCTTACACCAGGATTTGAATATTGCTTCTCATTTAAAACAAGCAGTCAAGAATTTTCATTACATAGTGCTATTATAGGAGACACAGTATATCGACCAACAGAAGGCGATCCTGCTTATACAGCAACAAATCAACCTAATAGTGGCAATTTGTTTGCGGCTCAGGGACAAAATACTTTAAACAAGATAGAAAACGAAGATTTGAAGTTTACTGTTAATATCTGTGAGTTTGATACGGCTAACTCTCCTGTTCTTAGAATAACTAATATATCAAATAATTATTATGGAACCGAAAACACCAATCCTTCAACTATTAGATTTCATATACCAAACATGTTACCTCCAGGAACTAATGTAAATATGGTTGAAGAAGGGATAATTGGAACTTCTGGAGTTGCTGCAAAAATCCTAGAAAATAAAAATATAACAAGAAGAAACTCTATTACAGCAGATTCTACTGGAATAAATCCAGTTAGCCAATTTACATCTGTTTATGTTTATATGACAACAGTAAACAAATATGTTTCTCCAGTTATAGATTTAGACAGAGCATGTGTAGTTTTTGTTGAAAATCAAGTCAACAACAACAAGGTTGGTTCTCAAAACGATAATGGAGAACAAAGTCCAGATAATCGCCTTGTTGATGGAAGCGCAAGATCAAAATCCAGATACATTACTAAGAAAGTAAATCTTGAAAATCCAGCAACAAGATTAGATGTTTATCTTTCTTTGAGCAATCCATCTCCGTCTTCAATTGAAGTTTTTGCTAGAACTTTACCCGACGAAACAGATTCTTCGGTTTTCTTTTCAAATCGTGGTTATACAAAAATGCCTGCTTCAACCACCGCAAATACATCAGAAGGAGAATATCAGGAAGTTAAATATACTCTGTCCGTAGAGGAAAAAGATAAATTTTCAACATTTGCAATAAAGATAGTATTTAACACAAGTAAAGAAAGCGTAGTTCCTTCAATCAAATCTCTAAGAGTAATAGCCACATGAACGACAAATTGAAAGTAGAAAATGAATCAATTTACAGGGATACTCAAAATAATGCTTTAATTTTTACAAATAAACTAGAAATAGAAGAATACGAAACAAAAAAACAAAAGAAAAAACAAAAAGAAGACGCTTTAAAAAATGAAATAAATACCATAAAACAAGATGTGAATGAATTAAAACAAATGATTGAATTGATTCTAAACAAATTAAAGAATTAAAAGGAAGGTTAACAAATGCCAGACGGAGCAACAGGGCCAACAGGAGTAAGCGGTAACAGCATTATAAATGCTGGTCTATCTGGCGGTAATTTAATCATAACAATTCAAACATTTGATTCTAGTCCTCCAGGATTAACATATAACATTGATGTTGGTTATGTTATAGGATCAACCGGTGTTACAGGACCGCAGGGAGCAACAGGTGCTACAGGTGCTGCTGGTGCTGTAGGTCAAACGGGTGCGTACATAACTAATGCTGCTGTTGTTGGCGGCAATCTTATAATAACCTTATCAACAGGAATTACATTTAGTGCTGGTAATGTTGTTGGTCCAGCAGGAGCAACAGGATCAACTGCTTGTATAGGAGGAAGTGCTGGTTGTGTTCCTTGTTGCAACCCACTTCAAGGAATTGGTGGAACTTCATTTTCTTGTGATAATCTAATTCAAATAGATCGTCTTGTTTTATCAGACACATTTCACACTTGGTATGATAGAACAAATCAAATAATTGATGCTATAAATCCTTTAAATTTATATGAAATAGCGGGATTGACAGGTATTGAACTTGTAACAGGTAAAGGAAATTGTAATTACAACGGTGTTGTTGGAATTTCTTTTAAACATGGTCCAGGTATAACTTGGGGTAATCCAGACTCAGTTTCAGGAAACAGTGATTTTTACAAGAAAATGTTTATTGATCCAGGAACTCTTCCAATACAAGAAGGATTATTTTCTGTTGCTAATAACGACTTGTTCATATTTAAAGACATAAGCGATACATCAACAGTTTACTCAGGAACACCAAAATCAGTTCGCGCTGAGTACATGGTTCCGCCTCGTTTAACTTTTGATACTTTAGAATTAAATGGTGATGTTTTAATTAATGGAAACTTTACAATTCTTGGTGATCAAAGTAGTGTAGGAACAAATGATATTGTAGTTGAAAGCAAAAATTTAAATCTAGCGTTTCAAAGATCCGGATTAATTACAATAACCGGCCCATCTGCTAGCATTCTTCAATTATATCAATTTGAAATTGTTGGTGCTTCTGCTTTCTATGACACTACGGGAAACAATCCTGGATTAACTGCTCCGACAATTGGCGTAGTTAAAAGTATTACAGGTCCAGCAAATGGATTGACTGCACATGTTTCAATTGGTTCCATTTTCCAATCAGGTAACCCAGATGATTTTCAAACTGGTGGATTTGTTAGATTCAAATCTGCTACAGGTGCTACATTCTCTGTTTTGTCTGCTGATGGAGCAACAACGAATTTCTTCGGTGATTCGGATTTAGATGGCGCAGGAATCATAGTAAAAGGAGCAAGTGGAGACAAATACTTTACTTGGGAAAATTGTAGTAAAGCATGGATATCAGATAAAAATCTTGGTGTTGATACTAATCTTGGTTTTATAACTGCAAGAAACTATAGAAATGTTTGTTTGATTGGTGATGGATTAAACGAATTTAACTTTTATGGATCAAACGGTCAAACAGGACACGCAACACTAAGAATCGGTCATGATGATGCTGGTAGATGGGCTTGGTCTTATGCTCATAATTTGTCTGGTTCTCCTTTGTTGTTAAAAAATGATAGCACAACCGGAACTTCAGAATTAACTTTATCAACAATATACGGTCAAACACACGGTCCCCACAATTTCACAACTGCTCTTGGTGGAACCTCAAACATGTGGGCAAAGGGGTTCAATGCTGATTATTTGGATGGTGCAGGAGCAACCACAGGAAGTCCATATGGAGGAGCGTATGAACCAAACGATGGCAACAAAGGTTCTACTGCTTATACCATCCCAATATCAGATGTTAGAGGAAGAATAAATGCAAATTGGCTTGATGCAGATTCAACGAGAATTCGTGTATATCAACAAACACACGGATTAACAGCAGGAAATTGCATAACAAGACAAATAGAAACTGCAATGGGCCCAACCGCTGCTCATTATATTTTGGCTAGTCCTTACTCAACAGATTTGTCTGAAGCAATAGGAATTGTTGTAGAAGTAATAAACGACAATGAGTTTGTATATGTAAATTCAGGATTGGCTACAATTCCTGTTCCGGGAGATATTAAACCTGGTATATCACTTTTGTTAGGAGCAAGTGGTGGCTTAACATCAGATTTTGGTAATTTGGCTGAAGGCTCTTTCTACATTGAGAAGAGCATGTTCATGCCAATATCAATAACAGGAAGTGTTTCTAATAGATTTGCAACAGGTGTGGTTTTAGCACAACCTGGATTCTTAGTTGGTGGTTCAGCGTCAGACCAAATTTACGCTAAAGGATTAGTTCCTGTAGGAGCAATCAATTCGTATTCAGGGTTCTTGGGAGAACTTTCAGATTCATGGTTGGTTTGTGATGGTAAGAAGATTCGTCCTGGAAATTATCCTGAACTTTACAAAGTTATTGGATTAACAGGCGGTAGTTCCCCACTTCAAAGATACTATGCCGATTTAAAACTTATAAATTCTTCTTCAGAAGCATTTATTGACGAAGACTCACAAAATGCTGGACCGGGAAATGGAGTTGCTTCTTTTTATATCAAAGGAGGAACTCGTGGGTTTTCAGAAGCATCTGGAAATCGTGTAACTGAACAAGGCGATCTTGTAACAATAACAATTTACTCAAATGTAACAAAATCTGTTGTTGCTTCTCACGACGCTCGTGTTTGGGTTATTGGAGGAGATTACCAAATATCTCTAGCACTAAGAAAAGCCGATCAAGATGGTTATACTAGAGAAGAATTTATTCAAGAGTTGGATAATGTAAAGGATAATAAAGATTATTCAATTCGTCTATACGGTAGACACAGAACAGACGCTCTAAGTGTTTGGGGAACAACACTTCTTCCAGACTTTAGAAACAGAACCATTTATGGTGCTGGTGCAGGAACAAATGAAAACGATAACGGAGCGCAAATGGTTGTTGGTGATGTTATCAACAATCAAAGTTATCAAATAGAAAATGGAATTGTAAGACCTTATGGTGATGGTGTTGATGGATTAAGTGGTACAACAGGTGCAAGCGGAAGTTATGTTTACACTCCAGGTGTTGTAACAAATTTTATTATTCGTTCTAAACCTGAGGTGAATGCTTTAATTATAACAGGTCACAATCACGATGATCGTTATGTCAGAATAGACATGACTGCTCAAGCACAACTTCATACAGACTCTGGATTAACAGCACAAAAGAGAGCAAACGCTCGCTATAACATTCAAGCAATGTCTAGAGAAACTGGTGATGTTCACTCAGGGCCAGCAGGAATAACTTTCCAAAGTGAAGGACAATACAAATTCCGTGCTTCTTCTTCATCTTCAAATGCTGCAAACATAGAAATAGAAAATGAATATGGTTGGAGCAAAATTAAACTCGGAGGTGCTTCTGGTTCAGTTATTGATATAGCATCACCTTTTGACAATACAGCAACAGGAATAACATCTGAAAATTATGACATTAGATTTATTTCGGACAATTCAAAGGCTCAAATTGTTGCAGGAGGAAACCTACCTTTACTAATAAATGTAGGTGGTTTAACAGGAATAGAAAGAAGTTGGGGAATTTCCATTACAGGAACCACAGGATTGTCTGCGGGTTCTGTGGGAATAAAAACATCAAATCCTGTAATGACACTTGATGTTCGTGGTTCGGGTATAAAGATAGGCCCAAGTATTTACGAAGGAAATACAAATACTCCGGCAGGAAATTGGAACACAAGACCATTAGAAGGTATGTTCTATGGTGGTATGTTTAATTCTACAGGATTAACTACTTTAGGAGTCAGTTTAACTATGGGAACTTCTTTATTCCCAGAGAATCCAAATGGAATTTATACAATTGATCCAGGATCCGGCATAAGTATATTAGCAGGAAATACAGTAACAATTCAGTCTGGATTTACATGGAAAATTTTGTGAGGTGAATTGTGTCGAAACTAGAAGTAGATGTATTAAAATCCGTTACAGGAAGTTCCATTGCGTTTGAAAGAAAGTTAATTGTAAAAGATTCAACAGAAACTTTTGAAGCATTTGTTTCTTCTACTGCTGGTAATTTTATTACTGGATTAATATACACGGGTACAGAATACGATAACACACCAGGAATTTCAGGTCAGATTCTTTTTGGTAGTGATGGTCCAACTTCTTCGGTCTCTTGGAAATTTCCTCCTGTTCCAAGTTTAGTAGGAATAGAAAAAGGAACTATCGTTCCGTGGATTGTAAACTATAATCCATTCTGTCCATCGGGAAGTTTACCTCCAGTTCCTACAACAGATAATATACCAGACTGGGAGTATTGTACCGGAAGAAATGGAACACCAGATTATAGAATAACAAACCCGTTTTCTCCAACAGGAGGAAAAGAGTTTCCTCCTTTTTCTTCTTCGGATATTGTTGTAACACTTCAGGTAACGGGCCCTACTACAGATATAAGAAGACTTTATCAAACAAATAATTTAGAAAGATTAGTATTTTACGGAACATCTATATGCGGTGATAGCGGTCCTACAACACAATGGGCTTTAGGCCCAACAACTTCGTCAACTATAGGAGTGTTGTTGTCTATAACTGGACCAACTGTTGTTGGCAATTCTCAAAGACCAACTGGAGTTCCAACACACGAGTACGCTGTTATTGTAATAGGAGGAGCAACAGGAGAAACCGCTTCTTTATGGGAAAACGCTCAAAGAGTTCCTCAACTAATTGTTTCTGGTTATGTTGGAGAATTTTATAAAGGATCTCCAACAGATTTTACAGTCAACGGATACATTAATTTTAAAACAGGAACTGGAACAATATTCCGAATACACAATATTTCCTCCACGGAATACATACAACCAGCAACAGTTCAACCTTGGTTAAACCGTTGTAGATATAAAAATTCCATTTCTTATTTGAGAAGGTTGTAAAATGTCAGAAATTAAAACCAACAAAGTTGTTTCCGCATTAAACCCATCAAAAGTAACATTTAAAAATGGTATAAGTGTTGTTGATTCAAATAGTCTTTCAGATAGAAATAAATCTTTTGGTGTTAACGAAAACGGACAAATTGAAATATTTAAACAACTAAGTGTTTCAACTTATGGTTCTGTAAATTTTGGAGAAGACAAACAAGTTTTAATTTCTAGAGGAATAAAAATGCCTCCAGTATGGGCAAGAGTTCCTCCATCTCCTTGTCCTCCTTTGCAAAATGTTGGAACAGCATGGGCTATAGGAGTTAATGATGTTGGAAGTTTAGCAAGATCAGACACATCTACTCCTTATAATTCAACTGAAGGAGAATATACAGTTCAAGATTGTTGTCGCATAGGTTTTGGTACTACAAATTTCTCAGGATATGGATCACCTAAAGCAATTCCAGGAGAAAATATTGACGGTATTCAAGATAAAAATTGGTATTACATATCAAAAAGTGGTTTCTATGCTATTAAAACAGACGGAACATTATGGTCTTGGGGGTCTTCTTGTAGGGGAAGACTAGGAACTGGTTTTGGTTTTGGTGCACCTAATAACGGTTGTGGTAACTGTATAAGTCCTGGTGATAATTGTAATAACGATTATAAAACAGGAAAATCTAAACCACAAAGAATAGGAACAGCAAGTGATTGGATACAAGTATCTGGTAGTTTACAAGGTGCTTTAAAAACAGATGGAACTATTTGGGTTTGGGGAGACGGAGAAGACGGAAGAAGAGGAGATGGAATTGACAATACAAATAGTATAGTTTGGGAACCAGTTCCTTTACAAAACAATTCTGGAGGATACGATTCTGATTGGATTTTCTTGAGCGACAATAGATCAGGTGTAACTAAAACTTTTAAAGCAATAAAAAATAATAGAACTTTGTGGTCTTGGGGTAAAGGAGGAGAACCCGCGCACGGGTTTTCATCCTCCTCAAGTCAAATTTTAAAACCTACGCAGGTTGGCACAGATACAGATTGGGTTTATGTTTCAGGATCAAAAGGAATAAAAGCAAATGGTTCTTTGTGGTCTTGGGGCAGATCTGGTTCTGTCGGAGACGGAAGAATTACCGGTAATCAAACAACTCCAAAACAAATATCAAGCGATAAATGGTTAAAGGTTGTTGAAACTGATCCTGCTGGTGGTAGTAATTCCGTTTGGGCTATAAAGCAAGATGGCACTTTATGGGCATGGGGTTGGAATTTTTCAGGAAGATATTTGGGTGTTGGAGAAACTGATCCACAACAAGAAGGGTACGGTTGGAATCAATCTACACCACCATCAGGAAAAGTTAATTTTGTTAAATCTCCAATTCAAGTTGGAGAAGACAGTGATTGGGTTGATGTTGTTCCTGGTTCTGTTGGAGCAATGTTATTGAAAAGTAATGGAACAATTTGGTGGGTTGGAACGGGATACAGTATTACAGGATGTACAAATTGTAGTAGTACAACTCAAGCGGATTACGCTTACACGCCAAGACAACCAACAAACTTTAAAAATATTTCAATTTCTTCATTGGGGTACTATGAGAGTTTTCATTTTCAATTTATTGCAGAAGAAATTGCTGCTGTGCCAGAAAGTACAATGATAAAGTGGATTCGTAGAGGATTTACTTCTTTAAAAAATACTCCTTGTGTTAATCCAATAATAGGATACGCTGGCTTGGGATCTTTGATAGGAGAAATTCCACCTCCTACAGGATACAAATACGCTGACGGTTCTTTAGGAACAATAAACATGAAAAGTTATTTTAATGCATTAACAGGCAAATTAGATTGGCCTCCAGTTGATGGTACAGACGGATGTGGAGATTCTCCTCAAAATTTGAACGGGACAATAGACGGGCAAATAACTTACATACAGAAAACAACATAAAATGTCTGAATTAAATGTAAACAGAATAATTTCACAAACCCCAACAGGAGAATTAATTGTTTCTCCCGGAATGGTTGTTGGTATAGGATCTTATCCAAAATTTGAAGTAACAGACACAGGAGATGTTAAATTTTTTGGTGCTATTTTATTAGGAACTCAAACAGGAAATACGCACGGTGGGGAAATGCAAATGGTTTCTTCTAGTGGTGAAGGCACAATTAAATGGAGAAATTATGTTTACGAATGCCCCATTATAGATAATGGTATACCCGCAAATTCAATTTTGGAATATATTGTTACTGGCTTTTGTGCTGGTTGCACTACGAGCACTGTTGGAGAACCAACTGCTCCTCCAGGATTTGCTTTTTGTGATGGTTCAAATCAAACGCCAGATTTTAGAAGCACCTTAAATACAAATACAGGATTGATAGATTTTGAACACAGTTGTAACACACCAAACTCATTTCTTTCTGGAGTATGGACAAAATATTTAATTATTAGATTATAAAGGATTTTTATGTCAGAACTAAAAGTAAATTCAATAGCACCTTTAACAACAACAGGAATTAGATTTAACAGTCCTGTGGGTATTAACACAAACGCTCCAACATCAGGATTACAAATTAGTGGAAAATTGAATGTCATAGACAACAATATAGAAGTTGTTACTGTCGGTGCTCAAAATTACGGAATAAAAATAAAAGCAGCACCGTCAACTGGAGACTCTGTGCTTCAATTTGCAAACTATGATGGTTCCGAAAGAGCACACATTAAATCTTCAGTTCTTGGAGATTTGATTTTTAATACAGGTGGAGCAACTGCCGCAGTAATGGGTTCTGATGGTGTTTTCAATATGCTTCAGAAAACTATATTTAATAGACCAGTAACTGTTAATGCAACAAGTAGATTTAATAATCAAGCAAACTTTTTGAGCAATTTTATCCCTAAGTGTAGTGGAGTTCCAACAGTAGACGATCATCTTGTTAATTTTGCATATTTAAAAAGATTTGTTTTAGGAACAAATACAATAAAAACATGGCAAGTGTTTGGAAATATAGACAATGGAGGTAGAGGTGGATGTTGTAGATATTTTAACGGATCTACCTCTACAGGATCTTACTATGAAGGATTGCCCGGAAAATGGGTTGTTATAGGTTTTAATTTTGGAGCAAGATCATGTTCTTGCAGAGACAATGAAACTTTTCATTTTCCAATAGACAATTCTGCGGTTTGGATGCAAACAGATTCTTCAGTTAGACAAAAAATAGCACAATATCTTGGAACGAATATTTACAGTGCATTTGGTATGGCAATAAGAGTTGATATAGGTGAAGCATAATATGTCCGCAACAAAAACAAATATAATATCTGGATTAGGTTCAAATGGTGTAATTATAGATTGCCCTGTTGGTATTAGTGCAAATAACTCTTCAGAAGGTTTGGTTATAAGTGGAAAAGTTGTTGTTGAAAACAGCGGAGCAGAAGTTGTAACTGTTGCTAGTGAAAATTTTGGAGTAAAAATTAGAGGACTTACAGGGCCAGCACTGATATTAAGAAATATAAATCAAGGGTATATACGAAATCCCTTTGAGTCTAGTGTGTTCTTTTCAAGTGGTGCTGGAGGACAAACTTCAGGCAGAAGAGCAGATATAACATCAACAATAGACAAAGATATAAGATTTAACACTTCACCTAAAAATTTAGGTCTTACAGGCCCAGTTTTTACTAATGCTGGTGGAGCAACAGGAGGATTGTACATAACAGAAACTAATTCTGTTTTTTCAGGAAATATTAGTTTAAATGATGTTATTCAATTTGGAATAACAGGTTCTCCTTTTAACGGCGAGTGTAGATTTGATGCAAATTATATTCCAAAGTGTCCTGGAGAAGCGACCGAAGATGATCATTTAATAAATTTAGGACTACTTCAACAAATTCTTTTAGGTTCAACAACAGTTAAAACTTGGTCTGTTGCTGGTGGTCTTGATAATGTTGGATGGAAAATGGGAAAGGTTAGAAGTGGCAATTTCTTTCTTAAACTTTTTGGGTTAAATAAACCAAAATGTTGCTGCGGTTGTCAAACACTTCCAGGCGCAACAAATCCAAAATCTTATACCGAACAACTTCAAGGAACTTGGATTTGTATAGGATTTTCTTTTGGCGATAGAGGATGTTCGTGTTATGACAATGAAGAAAAGCATATACCAATAGATTATTCTGCGGTTTGGAAAATAACAAATAATAGTGTTAAAAACACTTTACCGGCAAACCTGTCAGGAACTTATAGTTTGTTTGGTATTTTAATAAAACCTTATTACGATATTTCTCCATAAACATCAAATAAATAAAGGTAAAAGGAAAACACATGTCTAACATTAAAGTAAACACAATAGAAGCACAATCAGGAAATTCTATTGTAAGCAATTCTTATATTAAATGTAGCATACCACCTATTCAACCAAATGACTTGGTTAACAAACAATATGTGGACAGTATACTACCAACTATACCAACTACTTCTACAGTTTATGTTGACACTCAAGATCAGTTTTACGCACAACAAGCAGATTTAAAATTTGTAGATAAAGCAAATGATATTCAAGAAACCATAACAGGAACAAAAACATTTACCAAAAGACCTAAATGTTCTTTGGTTCCTTCTGGACCCGAAGATTTAACGAATAAAGAGTATGTAGATTCGCAAAAAGGAGCGGCAGTTATTGAATCAAATTTATATACTGACACACAAATATCGGCTTTTCAGATATCACAAATTGGCCCATACTATAGATTTTTTGTGACTTCTGCAATTACAGGAGCAAGTGCATCGTTTACAGATCCAGTTACAAATTTAACCGCTAGAGGATATTATACATTATATGCAGACACTGGTGGTGGTGCAGTTTTCTTTGATGGAATAAATGGAATATCAATTACTGCATCTGACGATGAGGAAACTTATAATAAAGTTATAGAAATTGATGGTGTTCCAGGTGTAACTTCTGCAACAGAAATTGTGAACAGAATAATTATAGACGCAAAAGCATTAGGTCATGCACCACAAGTGTGGACAAACATGCTTAGTAGCAGAAGCAACGGTACAAATTATGTAAATACAACAAGTAGACCTATCATGGTAATGGTTAAACCTGATTTTCAAACATCGGTTCAAATATCAGTTGGGGCAACACATACCGGTGGGGGAATGGTTACAATTTATAGCAATAACAACTCTATGGAACCTCCTTCATTTGTTGTTCCAATAAGTCATGTTTATAATGTTACTTTTGGTTCTTTCCCAACTTCTCCTAACGGATCTTGGATGGAATTGCGTTAATTAAATGTTAAATTATGAGCAACGATCAAAATGAACTTCAAAATAAAGCCTATCTTTTTCTAGCAAAAAAACAAGCAGAAGAAATAGCAAGAGAAAACTCTAGTTCTATTTTTGAATACTTAAAACAACAAGAATTTAGACTGCTTCAAAACGATTCAAAAATATTAGAAACATTAAAACAGTACACACAAGAGTGTTTACAAAACTACATTAAGTTTTGTGCGGCAGAGGAAAACTCTGTTGTTAATGAAGAGTATCCTGTTGGATCAATAATTTCTGTGTCGGTAACATGCTCTGAAGAGGAAGGTAATCTTCCGTATTTAATTACGGGATTAAAAGTAAACTCCACCCTAAACAACATTTATCTAAATAATAGTGAAAAACAAGGTCAAGTTTTTCACTGGTTTGGTGGAAAAGAAGTTAATAGTAGTGATTTTTTTAAAATGCCTGGTGTTTGGAAGTCTAGGGGAATTTGTGGTGGATTTAGCAATGAAATAGTAGGATTTAAATACTATCTTGCACAAAGGGTAAAGTAATGGCAGTATCAATCAATCACGACATGGATCAAGGTGCTAATTTTGCGTTTAGTATTGTGGCTAAAGACTCCGCTGGTAATCCTATTGGATTGTCAGGTAGTACTGCACACTGTCAGATGCGTAAATATTATACATCAGAAACTGCTATAACTCTCACAACTTCAATAACAGGTGGAACCGGATACATTATAGTTTCTATGGGCCCAACCGCAACCGCTGCTGTAAAGCCAGGCGTTTATTTTTACGATGTTGAACTGCATTCCAATAACAACACTATGGTTCAGCGTCTTGTTCAAGGAATGATTACAGTATATCCTGAAGTCACGAAAATCTAATGTGCTTTTCAGATATCAGTATTGTAGTTGTTGGTGGCACATCTACAGGGCCGATATCTTCTATTGATTTATCTACAGGAACAGTATCCTCAGTTTCTTTAGGCGGAGGAATACCTTCTACTGTTTCCTCTGTTGAAGTTTCAAATACAGGACTTGTAACTCCTATTAGTATGGGAGAAGGAATGAGTATTGTTGGTCCTCAAGGGCCTAAAGGAGAAACTGGAGCAGCAGGAAAAACCGGCGATAAAGGTGACAAAGGGGATAAAGGTGACACTGGTGAACGCGGAGCAACCGGCGATAAAGGAGATAAAGGAGATGCTGGTGAGCGTGGAGCCACAGGAGGAACAGGAGCAACTGGTCCTCAAGGAGTTACAGGAGCAACTGGCCCTCAAGGAGTTACAGGAGCAACTGGCCCTCAAGGAGTTACAGGTTCTCAAGGAGCAACTGGTGCTCAAGGTGTCACAGGAGCAACAGGATCACAAGGAGAAACCGGAGCACAAGGAGCAACTGGTTTCAGAGGAGAAACAGGCAATTCAGGAATAACAGGATTTTTTGGTGTTAACTATTTGTTTCAATCTGGAGTAACTGGTGTGGGCGGAAGTGTTGGAAGATTTTACGGTAATTATGCAAACAACACACCAAACTCTGGCGATTCTCAAAGATTGTATATTTCAGCCACAGACTCTTCAAATATTAATAGAATAAATTATTGGAATTTTGGAAGAGATAATCAAACCACTGGTTATTCTGAATGTGGTCATTTATTTGTGAGTAGTTATGATCGTGAAATGACATCTGTTTACACAATTGGAAGTATAACAAGAGTTGGTTCATCAACAAGTGCCACAGCATTTTTTACCTTTAATTGGTTAACAACTTCTGCAACAGGAGGAACTTTTAATGATGGTGAAAGATTTGGTTTATTTTATGTCCCCATAGGAAGGATAGGAGCACAGGGTCCAGCAGGATCAGATGCTACTATTTCTATTATTGATGGTGGAGATTTAAGAAATGCTGTGCCATAATTTATAGAAAGAATTTTTAATGCCTCCTATTCAAATATCTTTAAAGAAAACCGACACAGATCCTACTTCAGCAGCAGGATTAACTCTTGCTGAACCAATTTTTAATGTTACAAACAATACATTATGGGTGGGTAAAGGAACAGGAAATTCTCCTGTATGGATAGGTTCTCCAGTAACAGGGGCTAGCGGAGCAATAAATTCAGGATTAGTAGGATACTTACCAACAACAAGCGCGGTTAAAGACTATGTTCTTTCTGTTACTCCGTTTAATTATGTTTCTAGTTGGAACGGGTTAACAGGTGCGGTAAATTATTCTCCACCTTTAGCCACCTCAAGTGTTACAGGTGTTGCTTCTTTTGGTAGTGGGTTTTTAATTTCTGCAACAGGTTCGGTTAGTTTAACGGGTGTTGCTAGACTAAACACATTCAATATTTTTACACAAGATCAACAAATTCGGAAAAGTGATGCAAAATTTACATTGTTTGATACAGGAGCAGGTAGTGATACTAGAATATTAGAAATAACACCTTGGCAAATACATTTACAAGATGCCGATGCAGGATGGGAACAATATGTTAGTTTACCAACTGGTTCCAATGAGAATTACACGGTTGTTGGAGACTCTTTATCTAACACCTTTACAGCAAGAAATAATTTTTCAGCAGGATTGAGTGCTGCTAATATTTTAATAGTTGGTGGGGCTACATTTAACAGCAGCATATCTGCTCCAAACATAGTTAACTCTGTAAACAGTATAACTGGACAAGTAAACATAGTTGCTGGTAACAATATATCCATTACCGCAGACACAGAAAATCCAAATTCATTGATAGTGTCTGTGTCAGCATCTCTTTTAGGCCCTCAAGGCGTTCAAGGTGCTACAGGAGCAACTGGCCCTCAAGGCGTTCAAGGTGCTACAGGAGCAACTGGCCCTCAAGG